AGTTTCTGTAGCTACTTAATAAAAAAGCTACATCGTTGAATAAATTCAATTCACATTACAGGCTCTCTTGCGCTCTATTGAAATCTAGTATATAAATTAATCACTATACAATTAATTAGAACGTAAACGAGTATAGTCGACGGCCTAGAGATTACGTTCGGAAACTAGGAGGATATAATTATGGCAAATACTACATTTAGCGGACCAGTACGATCAGAAAATGGTTTTAAAAATATCATTAAGAACGCTACTACTGGAGCCGTAACAAATGACATGACATTATCTACATACAGCACATCAATTGCGATTGCTGCAACAGGTACTGATCATAAAGAAACATCAATCGGAATCCCATCAAACTTTATACCAATGGGTGTAGCAGTTACTGTTACAAGTGCGGCTGCAAATAATGTTAACTTAGTTGACATTGGTACTGAAGCTGATGACGATGGATTTGTTGATGGCTTACCTACTACAGCTATTAATGCAACAGGTTTCAAAGGATTCTTTGGTTGCAATGGTGCATTAGGAATGTCTGGTTTTGCAGCTGGACAAACAGCTACTGCAACACCTGATGAAGTGCAAGTTGTAATTTCAGGAAATGCTGGAGCAGGTGGTGTAATAGCACTTAAGTTTTTTGGTTTATCATCTGATTCACCGACTGCTTAATAACTAATTTAATGTGGGGCTTCGGCCCCGCATAAATTTTAACGGAGAACAATATGTCATCAGATCAAAGATTTACTAGAATTACTAGTACAGGTCAGGTTAAAACAATAGCAGGAGGTTCAACTAATATTGGTCCTTCAAGAATAACTTATATTCAAGCAAAAGGTCACGCGAGTGGTCAACTTGAATTAAGAAATAGTTCAGACAATAGCGGTGATCTTTTATTTCAAGCTCACTTTGGAACAGAAGGTTTAGATATTTATGTTCCTGGAGACGGTATTAGATTTGACACTACAATTCATGCTACAATATCTGGAACAGGATCAGTAACACTTGGCTACACTGGCTAGGAGGTAAAACGTGGCTAACACAACTTCTGGTACAACGGTATTCGACAAAGATTTTACTATTGATGAAATAGTAGAAGAGGCTTTTGAACGTCTTGGAATACATAATGTAACTGGTTATCAATTAAAATCTTCAAGAAGATCTTTAAATATTATGTTCCAGGAATGGGGCAACAGAGGTATTCACTATTGGGAAATAGGTTCAACGAATATAGATTTGATTGAAGGTCAATCTGATTATAATTTTTTTAGATCCACTGGCGATGGTACAAGTGCAGCTACGAATGCTCCAGCAAATGTGTATGGAGTATCAGATGTTCTTGAAGCACAATTAAGATCTAATAGAACACAAACTACACAATCAGATAGTCCGATGACAAAAGTAGATAGATCTACGTACGCAGGTTTCTCAAACAAATTATCAAAAGGTACACCTAATCAATATTGGGTAGAAAGATTTATAGATAAAGTTACGATACACATTTATCCAACACCAGATTCTACAAATGCATCTAAAGATATGCATTTCTTTTTTATAAAAAGAATACAAGATATTGGAGACTATGCAAATGCAACTGATCTACCATTTAGATTTGTGCCATGTATGGTTTCAGGATTAGCATATTATCTATCCATGAAATATAATCCACAACTTACACAACAAATGAAATTAGTATACGAAGATGAATTTCAAAGAGCACTACAGGAGGATGGGTCAGCTTCTAGCACATATATTACACCTAAAGCTTATTACCCAGGAACATAATGGCAAAATACGCAACAGGTAAATATGCAAAAGCAGTGTCAGATAGATCTGGTATGGAATTTCCATATAAAGAAATGGTCAGAGAATGGAATGGATCATTTGTGCATGTATCAGAGTTTGAACCAAAGCAACCACAATTAGAACCAAAACCTATGAATGGTGATGCAATATCTTTACGTAATGTTAGACCACCAAGAACAGAGCCGGCTGTTGCAAGATTATTACCAGCAAACCCATTTAGATTTAATCAAGGTATTGCTACGGTATTTGTATCAGAACCAAATCATGGCAGATCAAGTAACGATGTTGTTAGATTTAGAAACGTTCAAGGATCTGGCGGCGGTTTTGATTTTTCAGTGTTTGAAAATTCAAATGGATTTAGTATAAATGTTGTAGATACAGATAACTATAGTTTTGCTGTAGCATCTGCAGCACCTGGAGGTTGGACAGTAACAGAAGATGCAGGAGGAAATACGGTTACAGCAGGACCCGTAACATTAACAGCATGATAAAATATATTATAAATAAAATTAAATATTTGTTTACGCCAAAAAGAGAGATGGACGAACACATAGAATATTATACTGTTGTTCCAGAACCAGAAACTCCAATTAAAGATTGGCCTTGTGACAAACACAATTATTATAGAAAAAGTTGTGATGATTGTAGGGAGATACGTAAATAATGGCTTATACTTTTTTAAATTTAAAAACAGATGTTAGAGATTATACAGAAGTTGATAGCACAGTTTTAACTGATGCCATATTAACTACTATGGCTAAAAATGCAGAGAATAGAATATATAGAGAATCAGATTCTGACGATAATAGATTTTATGCTACATCTACATTATCAGTTGGAAATAGATATGTAACTATACCATCTGATTTAAGAATTATTAGATATGTTCAATTAAAAGACTCGAATAACAAACAGGTATTTTTAGAAAAAAAAGATACTTCTTATATGGCTGAATTTTACAATACTCCTGGTACAGGTCAGGGTATTCCTAAATACTATGCTAACTGGGATGCTAATTTTTGGGTAGTTGCTCCAACTCCAAACGCAGCATTTGAAATAACACTAGCTTATATCAAACAGCCATCTACGATAACTACATCAGATTCAACAACAACATATTTATCAAATAAATATCAGGACCTATTACTATATGCTACTCTTGCAGAGGCGTATGGATACTTGAAAGGTCCAGCAGATATGTTACAATACTATGAAGCATCTTATAAGAGAGCTTTAGCAACGTACTCTATCGAACAACAAGGTAGAAGACGCCGAGACGAATGGCAAGATGGTACTATTCGAACTCCTATACAATCACCATCACCATAAACAAGGAGATATAACGTATGGCAAATATAGTACCTAATTCTTTTAAGTCAGGTTTGTTAAAAGGAACTTTTAATTTTGACACTTCTGGTAATGGAGGAAATACTTTCAAGTGTGCTTTATATACTAGTATCGGTTCTTATAGTACAGCTTCAACGGTGTACTTAGCAGGAACAGGAAATGGTGAAGTAAGTTCTTCAGGAACTTCTTACACAGCGGGTGGAAACAATTTAACAAACAACGGAATTGCAGGAACAACAACTGCATTTGTTGATTTTCAAGATTTAACTTTTCCCTCTGTTACATTAACTGCTGCAGGAGCTGCTATATATAAATCAACTGGAGGCGGAAACGAATTAGTTTTGGTATTAGATTTTGGTGGAAACAAGACAGCAACAAACGGAGACTTTATTATTCAGTTTCCTACTGCTGATGCATCAAACGCTATTATTAGACTAGGCGACGCTTAATATTAAGGATTAAATAAATGGCTTTTGTAGTAAACGACAGAGTAAAACAGACTAGTACAACTACAGGTACAGGAACATTTAGTTTAACAGGAACTGAAGTAGGTTTCGAAACTTTTGTTACAGGTATCGGTGATACTAATAGTACGTTTTATGCGATAGCACTCGATGGAACTGCTGAATTTGAAGTCGGTATTGGAACAGTAACTGATGCAGCTACTGATACACTTTCAAGAGATACCGTTATCTCCTCTTCAAACTCAGATAACAAAGTTGATTTTAGTGCTGGAACTAAAACTGTATTTTGTACTTATCCTGCTAAACGTGCTCCGTCTGCAGGTATGACAGCCGCAACATATATTAACACACATGCTTCAACAATATCTGATTCACAAACAATAGACTCAGGAGTTTTAGCAGGTCCCGTAACCATAACTGGTACGGTAACAGTAACAGGAGCTTTAGTAGTAGTATAATGAGTCAATTAGATGTAGATAAAATAGTACCACAATCAGGAACATCTTTACAACTAGGTGAAAATGGTGACACTATTTCAGTGCCTGCAGGTGCAACTTTTAATGCATCGGCTGGTACATTTACATTACCAGATGGTTCAGTAGTTGAAGCAAAAATTGCTAATAGTGCAGTTACAAATGATAAACTTGCTGGATCAATAGCTAATTCTAAATTAGCAAATTCAGCAATTACTATAAATGGTTCATCAGTTTCGTTAGGTGGATCTACTACAATTTTAACAGGAACTTCTTGGCAATCAGCTATAAAAACTTCAACATTCACAGCTGCTGCAGGAGAGGGTTATTTTATAAATACATCGGGTGGTGCTTTTGAAGTTGATCTACCTGGATCTCCAAGTGTTGGAGACTTAATAGAATTTGTCGATTTTTCAAGATCGTTTGGAACTAATGCATTAACATTAGATCAAGGGTCTCTTAAATTTCAAGGAAACACATCACCAAAACCAGTTTACAGTACAAATGGTCAAGGTATTAGAATAGTTTATTCAGGTACGACACAAGGTTGGATACCAATTTCAGATGATGATGTTAGTTTAAAAACACCACAAACTTACACTTGTGATTTTTTAGTTATCGCTGGTGGTGGTGCGGCTTCTTCTATTTCTGGGCCAGGAGGTGGCGGTGCTGGCGGATATAGGGCTTCTTATAACAATGAAACTTCAGGTGGCGGTGGTTCATCTGAAACTGCTTTAAGTCTAACTCCTGGCACAGTTTATACAATTACAGTCGGTGCTGGTGGTGCAGGTACTGGATCATCATCAAGTGTTATTGGAAATCCTGGAAATGATAGTTCAATTTCAGGTTCTGATATAACAAATATTGTTTCTGTTGGTGGAGGTATTGGTGGTTTTAGTAGTGGAAATTTTGATGGTGGTTCAGGTGGCGGTGGAAGAAATGGTGCAGGTGGATCAGGAACTGCTAATCAAGGACATGACGGAGGAACTGGAGCAAATAATGCTGGAGGCGGAGGCGGAGGTGCTGGTGCTGTCGGTGCAAATGGTGCTTCAAACACTCCAGGAAATGGTGGAAATGGAGTTGCTTCAACAATAACTGGCTCATCTGTTACAAGAGGAGGTGGCGGAGGCGCTGGAACTTATCAAGGATCATTATCATCTGGAGGTTCAGGTGGAGGCGGTAATGGTGGAAGACAAGATCCAGAAACAAATTCTACTGCTGGTGCAGCAAATACAGGAGGAGGCGGAGGAGCAAAAGCTAGTTATGCAAATATTCCAGGTGGCGGTTCAGGCATTGTTGTTCTTCGTATGGCTACTGCTGATTACACAGGAACAACAAGTGGTTCGCCTAGTGTTAGCACATCAGGCTCAGACACAATTTTAGTTTTTAACGCATCAGGGAGTTACACAGCATAGGAAATTTATATGGCACATTTTGCAAAATTAGGAAAAGGTAATATAGTAGAAAAAGTAGTTGTTGTATCAAACGATATTGCAACAACTGAACAAGCTGGTGTAGATTTTTTAAACGATCTTTATAAAACAAGAGATGTTTGGAAACAAACTTCTTACAATGGAAACATTAGAAAAAATTATGCTGGTATTGGTTTTAAATATGACCAAACAAGGGACGCATTTATTGAACCAAAACCCTTTGATAGTTGGACATTAAACGAAGAAACTTGTCTTTGGGAAGCACCAACTGCTTATCCTGATGACGGAAAATTTTATAATTGGAACGAAGAAAATCAAACTTGGGATGAAATAAACAATGAGTGAAGTAAAAGTAAATAAGATAAGTCCACGATCAGGAACTGGTGTACAGCTAGGAGATAGTGGTGATACTATTACTGTTCCTGCAGGTGCAACATTAACTGGTACACAGAATATTGCAAACACTGCACTTACAGGTTCTGGACAAATTACAATTAATGGTCAAGCAGTAGCCCTTGGTGGATCTATTACTTTAACTACAGAAACAAGACCAACTTTTTCAT